CTCCCCGATTCTTGCCTTGTCCGCTCATCGCACATCGCGCGATTGCCGGTCCGGTTAGCCCGACTTATCGGGGTCATCCAGCGCGATCGCCACCGCTGGCTGTAGCTGCGACTGGCGTGAACTCCAGTCGCGATTCGTTACGCCGCCTGCTGATCGTCCTCGCCGCTGTCTTCCTGCATCTCCGGGGGCGTCAGGGTCAGCTTGATGTCGCCACGACGCCACACCGACAGAAGCGGAGCGTCGTCTTCCTCGTCGATGGTCATGGAGACCTTCAGTGACAGTTCCACGCTTCCGCCTTCGATGAACGTCGCCTTGAGCAGCGTCACCTTGACGTCCGCGAAGAACAGCCGGTCTATCTGCTCCAGCAGGCTGGCGAACTCCACCTCGTAGCCGTCGAACTTCTGGTCCAGCTTTTGCTCCCGCAGGTACGGAACGGCCAGTGCCGTAAGGTTGTTGCCGTCAATCGGCAGCGCCTGCTGCTCACCCTTGGCGGGCTTCTCGAAGAAGACTTTGCGAAGCTTCTTGTCGATGGTGTCCAGCAGCAGCGCGCTGGCTTTCAGGTTCAGAGTGAAGTCGGCAGCCGCAACGTCCTGGTCGCCGTGCTTCTCCATGCGGAGATTCAGGTGTTTGATCTTCGCGTCGTGCTTGTCGAGTTGGAACATGGGGACTCCAGAGATGAGCCGGCCACCGCCGGCGATTGGTCAGCGAATCGGATGTTTTCGCTGCGGGGGAAAGTCTGGGACGCGCTCCGGCACACGGAGCTGCGAGATACGCAGCCGCTTGTATTCATTCCACTCCAGCGCGAAGATCCAAGCGAAGGCGAGGCAGGCACCCGCCAGAAAGAAGGCCCAGCCCGGACGCTTCGTGGCCATCGCGGCGACAGCGCCGAAGAGGCACACCAGAAACCCGATAGCGGCAACGATGATGGCGGCTGCGGTCTGCATGTCAGACGTTTCCTTCGTAGGAACCCAAGCACGCACGGCGCTCGATGTCCTGATTCAGGTGGATGACCGTTCCTTCCGGCTGGCACTCGGTGCAGTAGTCGCGGCCGTGGACGCAGTCGCGCAGGAAGTGCAACGGGACGGGTAGCGGCGCATGGTCCGCATACTGACGGCGGGCGTTCGGGTAGCTGATCACCGACGCTCCTCCGCCAGGTCGCCCTCGGCCATCACTTCCGGCGAAAGCGGCCCAGCAATGGGAGGTAGCGGGCGCGGGAACAGCGCTTCGAAGTCGTCGTCCAGCCGGCGCTGGATGTCCGTGCGGGGTAGGGCGTTCATGCGGCGAAGCCTCCGGTAGGGCCGCGACCGCGCGTGGCGCTGTGGGTCTTGGGTGGCACGACGCGCAGCGCCACTGCCACAGGGGACTCACACGAAATTGCCTGCTTCTTACCCAACCGGGCGAAGTTGTGGGCGGAGATATCGCCATAGCCGAGCCGGATGGCGCGGTAATAGCAGGCATTGCCAATGGCCGCATCGCGCACGGCGGAAGGGTTGCCGAAAGACGGCGACAGAACGGCGCTCATAGCTGACCTCGCATGATCTTCTCGTGGAGTTCGGTGTTGTGCCGGTAGATGCCAGCGGCACGGTTGTAGTCGTCCTTCATGCCGGCCGACTTGTTGGCATAGCGGTTCAGGCGCTGCATGTCCCGCAGGGCGCGCTGTGAGCGGTACCAGGCGGTCTGCGCCATCTGCAGAAGCTCACTGTCAGACAGCCGCTTAGCGACCTCGACACGCGCGAGCATCAAACGCTCGGTAACGTCGTCATGGTTGGGGTCATTGATCAGGACATGGGCAGCAGCATCGATGGCGCCGCGTACCTCATCATGGACGGCACTCATGCGAAGCCCTCCGACATGGCCTGGATCTGCTCGTCCAGCTGCGCGCGCAGGGCGACGGCTTCGTCGATGGTCGCGTAGGTGAAGAGCGGGCCGACCTTGATGCAGAGCAGCGGCTGGTCGGCTACTCGCTCAACCGAGGTAGGGAGGCCAGCCGGCGCGCTGTTGGGCTGGACGCTCATGCCTGAGCCCCCGTCGCTTTCTCGATAGCGAGCGTGAGCAGTTCAAGAAGCTCAGCGCGTGACTGACTCGGGCCCAACTCCACAATGCAGTTGCGCGCGGCCTCTGCGGCTCGCAGGAGGTCCGGCGAAGCTGCCAGCAGACGCGCATTCGCCTCGCGATTCGGCCCACCACAGAGGGCAATCTCTTTCACGATGGGGAGGCCAGGAGTCCGATCAACTGACTCGACCTTGAAGTTGTCGCCCCAAGCTAAGGACGACCACTTGCCTTCGGTGCGCGCGCTCATGCCGGCAGACTCTGGCGCGGACCGATGATGTGGCGCTTGCGCTTTCCAGTGCCGGCACCGAATCGGCCCAAGGTGCGAGCCATGTTGTGAAGATTCGGCCAGAGCACGCGCTCAATGACCGCCTGATATGCGGCGCGGGGAGCGGCGTAACCGATCGACGAGAGGTTACCCGCCAGCAGAGCGCGTTCGAACTTACGGACCTTGCGCGCCTCCCGGTACTCAGCAGCCCAGCGGGCGCGAGCCTGATCGGTGCGGGTATTGGACTGGGACATTCCCGTCTGCCTTGTGGCGGGCCCCGGAGTGGGGCGACGGGGCTAGACTATTCCCATAGGAATTATTTAGTCAATTCCCATAGGAATATTTCTAGCTGCGAGCCGACGAACGGTCGTTATCCACAGGCGTGTTTAGAGGATTCGCTCCTCGACCAGAACGTCTCGATATCGTCCTGCTAGGCGCTGGCCTACGATACATACGAGCTTCTGGTCCATGAAATAGAACGAATACTCGCGCTCCCCGATGTAGCCGCCATAGGAATTCTTGGCGTTTACGGCGGCCTTCAGGATCCAGCCACGACAAGTTCCATCGTTTCTGCGGTCGGGCCAAACACTGGTTCCGGAAATCGGTGTCCATCGATATTGGGCTGAGTAGGGGTCCTTAAGCTGAGTCTGCATGGCCTCAATCGCGGCAGCTTGGGCCGCCTCTTGGTCGGGTTGCACACCCCATGCTTCCTGCCCATAGGCCAGCGGGACCAGCATGGTCGGCGAAGCCAACAGGAAAAATACGAGCGTCGTCGTGTTCTTCATCTCAGAAGTTCCTTGGGCGCCACTTCATTTGCTCGGGTTGCGGCGGTATTTCCCGTGGCTGGCTTCCCGGCGTAGGCGGAGCCCCTCCCTTGAGAACGAAGTCCGCTATCTCGTCGGCGTGCCCGCGGAGAAGTCCGCCAGCAGAACCAACCGCCGTCGCGTTCCCGGAATCCACATTGAGACGCCCCAGCTCATCTCCAGTGCTGGGGGCCAGGACCTGAACGGTGCTTAGAACGCTGTCACGCCCAGCCATGATTCCCACCAAAGCTCGTGCAGCGCCTGGCCGCATGTAATAGCTGGTCACAGTGATCTTCACGTGAACTGCGCCGGGGCTCCCGTCGACCACACGAACGGCCTGAAAACGCTCATCCAGTCTCGTTTTAAGCACCGTCAGGCCCTGCGGAGTCATCCCACCAGGATTCTCCACTGTGTACCAAAGCTTGGACCCCGGCGCCGCGGAATTCGGCCTGGCCACGGAACTTGACGTCCCAATGCACCCCGTCAGCGAAATGGCCGCAAGCGCGGCCAATAAGAGCAGACGCATATCCCCTCCATGGCGCTAAAACGCCGGTAGATTGTGCTCCAGACTACAACCGGTTTCTGCGGCATCGACGTAACCTTCCATCCGCCCCAGTAGGTCATCCAGCTGCGGGTTTGTCAGGTCGGACAGGTACGAAACTCCCCTTGTTTCCAGGAAATGCACGATCGCCGAGTGCCACCCGTAGGAGTCCGCAATCCTCATTATTGCCCTCATTCGCTTTGCGCGCGGTGATACATCCACCGGTGGCAAGTCGATGTCAAAGGGAATCGGAGCTGGGGGCGGAGCCGCGGCCAAGATCGCCGTCAATTCCTCAATCAGCATCGGGTTCATGTTTCCTCCAAGGTCGCCAGAATGCTGGCCAGCGCAGCCTGCACTGCCTGTGCAGAACTCGCGGCCGAGGCCTGATCGTCCCCGTATAGCGCAGCCAGCAGGCGCGCCTTGGTCTTAGCAGGGAGGCGGCGCCCGCTTCTTTCGATAGCCACCTCAACCGTCTCGATCAGGTCTGCGAGCTTCGCAACCTCCAATCCCACGGGTTGAGACACGCCGATAACGCCTTCCATGGACAAATCGCGGTTGATCAGGTCGTCGACTGAAACTCCGTAGAACGCAGCCAAGCCGGCGACCGTTCGGTAACCCGGCTCCCCCGTCTCACCTCGCGCGATTTTGGAGATAGCGGGCTGACGTACGCCGATTGCGTTCGCGGCTTCGGTCTGGCCCTTCCCGGGCGTCTGGGTCAGGAACTGCAAATTCTTGGCGAGGTAGTCCATTGCTATAGGGTCCTGCCTACCGCCCGTCGGGTCGAATTCCTATAGGAATTGACAAAAGCATTCCCATAGGAATACTTGCGGGCATGACACCCGCCGACGCTATCGACCTGCTGAAGGGCGCGGGCCTGACGGAAGCCGCCATCGCGGCCAAGGTCCAGGTCCGTCAATCCACGATCAACAAGATCCGGCATGGCCTGATGAGCCCCAGTTACGCGCTTGGTAAGGCGCTTGTCGACTGGGCGGAAACCGTCAGTGCGAACGGCCTCGACGACCTGCCTTCTGCTGCTTAACACCTGGGCTGCTCCGTAAGGGGTGGCCCTTTTTTGTACCCAGATCACCTTGTCCCACGCCGTACCACGCGGTGGGACTCAGGGGGAAACGATGCAACTTCCCATGTTTTACGAGTCCTATGAGGACGCCATACGCGACACGATTACCGGCCTGGGCGGCATGAAGCAGGTCGGCAACATGCTGTGGCCGGCGCTTCCTGTCGATGACGCTGGCCGCAGGCTGGCCCACTGCCTGAACTCGGAGAAGCGAGAAAAGCTATCTCCGGGGGAGCTGCAGCTGATCCGCCGCGCTGGACGCAAAGCTGGCATCCACATTCTGGCCTTCTACGAGTGCCGGGACGCCGGGTATGCCGAGCCGACGCCGGTGAACCCGGCTGACGAAGCCGCCCAGCTCCAGAAGAAGTTCATCCAGGCCGTGGAGGAGCTGAAGTCGCTCCAGACCCAGCTGGCCGCGGCGCAGGGGAGGGGAGCATGAAACCCACCCCCGAACGCCTCGCCCTGGTTGAACGCCTGAAGGCGACCCTTCGCGTCCCGATGACGGACGCCGAGAAAGCCGTCTACTCCTCCAAGCAGGCCGAGGAAGACCGCAAGGCCTGGGACCGGCACTACCGCCGGACGCAGCCGCAGCTTGAGCTGAAGGTGGCTGCCTGATATGGCCGAGTCAGATTCCAAGGTTGCGCCACGCGGGCGTTACCGAAAAGTCGAGGTACGCACCTGGGGGGACGAGAAGTTCCGCCAGCTTTCCCCCATGCCGCCGTCAGGGCAGGGGCTTTGGCTGTACCTGATCACTGGTCCACACACTGGGCCCATCCCGGGCTTGTTCCGCGCTGGTCGTGCCGGCATGGCGGAGGAGCTGAATTGGGAAGTCGAAGCCTTTGACGAAGCCTTCCGGGAAGCCTTTGCCCAAGGCATGGTGAAAGCCGATTTTAAAGCCCGGGTGGTATGGCTTCCGAGCGCCTTCAAACACAACCGTCCGGAGTCTCCCAATGTGGTTCGGAGTTGGGGTTCCGAGTTCGACTTGATCCCGGAATGCGACCTCAAATGGGAAGCCATCGATGCCTTGAAAGCCAATGTTTACGGGCTTGGAGAGGCTTTCGCAAAGGCTTTCGATGAGGCTTTCGCAAAGGCTTCCTCAAAGCCTTCGCCGAAGGCTATGGCGAATCAGGAACAGGAACAGGAACAGGAACAGGAACAGGAACAGGAACAGGAACAGGAACAGGAACATCAAGACCATCCTTCGCCTTCGGCTCAGGATTCGTCAACGGCTCCGCCGCTGACTGACCTGCTGGGCGGCAAGCAACCACCAGCTGACTTGACAGCCAAGCGCGCTGAACGGCTTTCCGTAGTCACCAACGACGCAATCTCCGCCTACAACCGCGTCCTAGGCAAGCCGAACGGCCTGCTTCGCGCAGTAAGGGCAAGCGTGGGGGTAGACACCAGACGGGAGCAGGTCAAGCGCTGCCTGAAAACCGCTTCCGAGATTTGCCAGGACCTGTACGGCGACAGCCGGATCACCCCCGACTTCTGGACGGCGTACTTCGAGTCTGCCGCAGCGGACGACTTCAGTGGGGGCAGGGGCCCGTATACCGGGGTCCACAAAGACTGGCGGCCTGACTTCGAGTACCTGACTCGCAAAACGACGATGCTGAAGCTGTTCGAGCGTGCCGTGGATGACGAACCAGACGTGGAGGCGGCCGCATGAGCCGGATCGAACACCTTCGGGTTCCTCCGCATTCCGTTGACGCCGAGCAGGCGGTCCTTGGCGGCCTGATGCTGGTACCGCGGGCCTGGGACGAGGTTGCGGACCTGCTGAAGGCGGAGGACTTCTACCGGCGCGACCACCAGCTCATCTTCCAGGCCATCCATACGAAGGCGACAGCAGTGCCGCCGAAGCCGTTTGACGAGATGGTGCTGACCCAGTGGTTCAAGGACCAAGGCGCCGGGGAGCAGATCGACGGTGGCGCCTACCTGACCGAACTGGCGGCGACCACGCCTAGCGCGGCCAACATCCGGGCATACGCCGAAATCGTCGCCGACAAGGCCATGCGCAGGCGGATGATCGATATCGGAACCGATATCGTCAACGATGCCTTCGACCAGCGCGGAGATTCGACGCTGGACCTGCTGGGTAAGGCGCAGAGCCGGTTCGGCGACCTGATGAAGGACCAGCCGTGCGAACTGGAGCCCTTGGCGCCGGTCATGGACCGGGTGTTCAGCCGTCTTGAAGAGCGCTGCGGCCATGAAGGAGGTATCCACGGCCTGACCACTGGCCTGGCCGATCTCGACGAACTTATCGGGGGACTCCGCCCGGGTGGCCTCTACTTCGTCGCGGCCCGCCCGAAGATGGGCAAGACCACGCTGGCCCAGAACATCGCCGAGCATATTGCAATCAACCTCCGCAAGCCGGTGTCGGTTTTCAGCTTCGAGATGCAGCCAGACGAGCTGGGCGATCGGATGCTATCCAGCATCGGAGACGTTGACGGCAACCGGATTCGCCGAGGCGAATTGGACGAAGAGGACTGGGGGAACATCACCCGTGCCATGAAGATCCTGCGCGGCGCCGAGATCATGGTTTCGCGTCCCCGTAGTGCCTACGTCGAACACGTCTTAGCCCAGATTCGCCGGCAGCACGCCAAGAAGCCGCTTGGGCTGGTCGTCATCGACTACTTGCAGCTGATGGAAACCCGAGGCGACAACCGCGCTCAAGGGTTAGGTGAAATCACCCGTGCGCTGAAGCTGCTAGCGGGCGAGTTGGGTATCGCTATCCTCGTGCTGTCCCAGCTCAACCGAAAAGTGGAGGAGCGGACTGACAAGCACCCAATGCCAGCCGATATCCGGGACTCGGGCGCGGTGGAACAGGACTGCGATGCGCTGATCTTCATCTACCGCGATGAGGCATACAACAAGACCAGCCCCTGGAAGGGGACGGCGGAAATAGACGTGGCGCTACAGCGTAATGGACCTTCGGATGTTGTCCGTGTGGCCTGCGACTTGAGCCGCTTTCGGTTCTCTAATCTGCCGCACGGCTGGGAACCAGCCGCTTCGGAAGAGAAGCCAGCGAAGAAGCCGCGGCGGGGACTCGCAAGAGCCTTGGACGGGAAGGATAGGGCTGCCGGAGGCGACGCATGACCACCGCCCTCCAGAAAGCCAAGAAGAAGCTTCGCGACCGCGACGTGCGATTCGTCGTTGCCCGCATGGTCGATCCGGATACCGGCGAGATGGTGGGCTGCCTACGACCGTCCCATCCCGTGGACATCCGAAGCATGCGCGAGCGCAAGTTCACGGTCGGGAAGGAGCTTAGAGCAACGCTGCGTCAGGACCGGAATCCGATGTTCTATCGCAAGGCGCACGTGCTGAGCGGCTGGCTGGCGGACAACGTGGAAGCCTTCCATGGCCTTTCTCAGCACGATTCCCTCAAAAAGCTCCAGGAAGTATCTGGAAT